AAATCATCTTTCCCCTTGCATATTGTATATAGTATTTATATATTGATTATATACTTAACAAGGAATGAGAGAATGTACAAAGTAACTGTAGAAAACATGAGTAACGCAAGCAAACTAAGCGATGAGTCTTTTGATTGTAAAAAAGAAGCTAACAGGTTCAAGCGTAAGCAAATGAAAAACTACAGTCTAGTCAATCACGGTGGATATTTTGTTAATTATTCAGACGGCATTGAGCTATTTACAAATTATTAAAAGTTACGATATGTAGCCAGCCCATCCCTGTGGGTTGATTACACGGCCTACTGTCCCATTGGGGACTTGGGCCATTTTAAATGTGAATTAAAGAGAGGTATGTATGTATAAAGATTCTCACGGAAATGGGCTTGCAAAGGGTGATAGATTCAAGTACACCAAAAAGAAATGGAGTGCTGGTGCTATGGTAGCAGAGAAAGATGGTGAGCTAGGCGTGAATGTGATGAGAAAAGATCTGTGTGACAAATTCGTACCTCTTGAGAAGTTTTTGAGAAAATGTGTAGTAGCGAAGATTAAAGAACAATAAAAGGGAGTGAATATGTGTGAATACTGTGAGAACGGAAAAGTAATGCTTAAAAGAGAGGGTATTGTAAATATGTCGGCTTGGCATTGGGGTTGGGCTGACTCTGAGTATAAAATTACTATGGCAGAAGCTAAAAAACATACGACTACCGAGAGTCTATTTATTGATAGGGAATGTCTGAGACTGGTTGGTAGTGACGATAGTGGGTGTTTAGAACATGGTAAGCGGATTACAATCAAGTATTGCCCTATGTGTGGTGATGAGATTAAAGAACGATAAAAGGGGGTGAATATGGCTAAGAGAAAAACATTGCTTGATGAAGTGGTAAATAAATTACTACCTAGGCGACAATATGGAGCTAACGCAAGAAAGCAAGCTAGGGAAGTTGCAGAGGCCTATGTGTTGGAATTAAAGAACAATAAAAGGGAGTGAACAATGAAAGGATTTATAAAACTAACCTACAGACATGGTGAAACAGTAAGGTTTTCAATAGCCCATATAGTTTCATATTTAAAGATAGAGGACGCAAGCTTTACATATATGTACACTGTAAATCAAGATCTTAGTGAGTCTTGGGATATTAAAGAAACACCAGACGAAATTGATAAACTAATTGAGGAGGCTTTGAAATGAGACAAAAGCTATACGAAAAGTACAAGGACATGGCTACGATTGAACGCATAGAACACAGTATAACCAAGGCTAGGCAATATGTCGCTATAGCATACAGCAATGAAGATGAAGACCTTATATACAAAGAAGCTTGTAATATGCTAGATGGTGAGTTTACCACAGATAAGTCTGTAGTGCCCGAGCAAGCTCCAGAATATAGACTTATATCAAACAGAAGATTTTTTTAATACTATATTACACAATGGGATTGGGTAAAGGTTTAGGGTTCACGCTCTAAGCCTTTTTTTTGTGTGATAATTAATGTATATTGTAATTAAGAACATAGCCACCACGCCTCTTTACAATGCGCAACTAGGGTGGTTTTTTTGTGTCTATCAACACTATCAACACTTATTCACACTTACTAAACATATTTATTAACATACTATACACTAAATTTGTTATATTGTTTATAGATGGTGAACCAACCACCCTTAAATAAGTTGGATAACTGAGGATAGTATGGAAGAAACAACCGACTTGGGGTCTATCCAAGAAACAGCCGAAACTGAAGTTGTAGTTTCAGCACCAGCCGAACTTGAGGCGAAAAATCAAGAGCCAGCAGATAGTAAAGAACCAGAGGCCACTCAGGAACCTGAGGCAGAGCCAACTACTGAGGAACTACTTGAACGAGAGCAAAAGAAGTCAAAGGGTTACGAAAAGTCTTTAAAGAAGGAAATTAGGAAACGACAGCGACAAAACGACAGAATTGACGCTTTAGAGGAAAGATTTTTAACTAAAGATGAACCAAAGCCGCTTGATAAAGAGCAGTTTGCTAGTGAGGAAGAGTTCACAAGGGCGGTTGCTAGAGATGAACATCAAAGAGTTAAGGATGAAGATGTCCAAGTAGCTAAGAACCAAGCTAAAGTAATGGCTCAATATAAGAATAAGGTAGAGGATGCTATTGAAGATGGCTATTTACCAGAAGACTTTAGAGAAGTTACAGAGGCAGGGGCTAAGATACAAGTTGGGATAGTTGCAGGGGGAATATTAAGTGAATCCTCGCAATTACTACCAATGCAGTATTTTCTTTCCAAAAACCCAGATGAAGCGGAAGCTTTAAGAGGAATGGGCAAAGGGGAAGCTTCAAGGTACATAGGGCGTTTAGAGTCTAAAGCTAGAGGTGGGAAACTCAATATAGCTGGTGCTATAAAAGAAACTAAGCCAAGTAAGAAAGCTAGTGTTACCACTCCAAAAGTGAGTGGGGCAACGGCAAAAGTCAGTGGAGATCCTAATAAAATGGGGCCTGCTGAATTTGATACTTGGTATAACAATAAATTCAGAAAAAGGATGGTCAAAAAATGACTGATAGTTTAATTACCACAGACCTAGCCACCAACATGGCACTAAAGGCTTTTATTTATAACACGCCTTTTACACAAACAATTCGTTCATATTCAGATAGATTTGCTGCTCCAAGTGGATCAAGAAATGTATCTGACTCAATCAACATTCCAAAGCCTGCAAGATATATATCTCAGGGTGGTCGTGGAACGATTGATTTTACATTTGCAGCTCAACCTTCTGTAGAAGAATCTGTAGCCTTGACTATTGATTCTATGCGAACTGCTGATTTATCATTTGATCTATTTACTCGTAAGATGGATGTAAGTGATTTTGATAATCAGTTGAAAAATGAAGACATGGCAGGCTTAACGCAAGATGTTGAGGCAGATCATTTAGTTGAGGTTGCTAAAGTATCTAATGTCGTTCTAGCTGGAACAAGTGGAGCAAGCTTTGGCGATGCAACTACTTCTTTAGCTATTCTAAAAGAAAACGGTATCCCTGCTGGTGACTTGACAATGCTGTGTAATCAGCGTATACAGAGTTCATTACTAGCTAATAACTACACTGCGTTTCAAGGTGATAAGTCAACAGATAAAGCTTATATTGCTGGATATATTGGATCTACTTTTGGTGGGTTTGATTGGATGTCTTCTGAGTTGATTCCTATTCATTCCAATGGAACTGCTACAGATGGTACTTATAGTGGTACAACTGGTTTAACTCCATTAGGAACAGTTACAGCAGCCCCTGCGAATGGTGCTAATACATTGGCTATTCAATCAATCGGAACAGATGGTACTATTACTGCTGGCTCAATTATTCAGATCGCTGCTGTAAACAAAGTGAATGCTATCACTAAAGGTAGTCAAGGTATTGTAAGGACATACGCTGTAGCCTCTACTGTAACTTCTACAACTAATGCTGTAACCCTTACACTAACTGAACGCTTTGTAGATGGTACTGGTACTGCTGGTAGTGGTCTAGTTGACAAGTCTTTACAAAATGTAACTGCCTTGCCTGCTACTTCTGCTGTAGTTTCTTTGGTTGGTAAAGTTTCAACTAATTACCGTCAAGCAATCGGGTATTGTAAAGATACTTTTGGTGGTGCCTTTACTGAACTAGCTAAACCTTCTAATGCCCCTTCTAGTGTTTCTACACAAAAAGGTATGACTATTAGAGCTATTGAGGATTTCAATTACCAAGGTGATTTGAATATCCTACGCTTACATAGTGTATTCGGTGTTTCCACTTTTCGCCCTGAATGGGGAGTAAAGATCTGGGAAGAAATATAAACACTATTCTCAGTGTTGGACTACCCCTGTAATGGGGGTGGTCTTTTTATTTTAAGGAGTTACGAATGGAAATGTTGTATAGAAAGGATTACAAGCTAGGCGTTCCCCCTAAAGGTGGTGAGTCTATTGTAGTTTCAGAAAAGGACAAGGCAGAAGCTTTAAAAAAGGGATATGTAACTTATAAAGAGTTAAGATACCCTAAGAAAGAAGTTAAGCCTGAGATCAAGAAAGCTAAAAAGAAAAAAGGTTAATTATGGATGTATTAGGTTCTTTATTCCCAAGAGTAAGAAAGACACTCACAAGAGACTCTATGACAGAGGCTGAAATGGTAGACGCTCTAAACCGAGGTGATATAGAGAGCTTACAATACAATGATAATAACCCTACTTTGGGCCAGCTTATAACCGCTGGTGGTTTAGATACTGCTAGTGGTTTTGGCAGGGCTTTAAACGCTGTTAGCCCTAATACTCAAAAAGACATTGTATTTGAAGAGATTAATGGTAGGATTGTACCAAGAGAAAAAACACTAATAGAAAAGTTTAGTAGAACAGGCTCAGAACAGGATGCTCATTTAGGTGAAGAGATATTGACTCACCCTGCTACAATGGTTGGCGGTATGATGGCTAAACCGTTGCAAATGGGTGTTGAGGGTATGACTACAAGCAAGCTAGGGCAATTGGGGTTACTTGCTTTAGGTGAGGGTGCCGTGGAGAGTGGTGTTAATCAAGCGGAAAACATAGCTAGTGGTCAAGATATATCGGGTGGGCAAATAGCAGGTGATATAGCTATGTCTATGGCATTGCCTATAGTTGGTGCTAGTGGTGGAAAGGTTGTTAGCAAACTAGATAACCCTGCTTTTAAAAAGTGGTTTGGTAGCTCTAAAGGTGTATCTGATCTTGATATAATAGATGAAAACGAGTTAATTAATAGCAATTTCAATATATCAAAAGATATGTATTTAGATGCTAATAAGTCTGGGTTATCTGATAGCAAGCTAGGTGATTATGTGTCTTACTATACACCAACAATGCAAAAGGCGTATGATATGGGGCAACAGGGTATAGATTTAGGGAATGCTCCAATTATAAAAGGCTTTAGATTTGGGGGAACGCCTAGTAAATACATCTCTCACAACTACGCTGATAATGTGTCAGAATCGGGCTTATCGGTATATGGAAAAAATAGTAGTGTTAGACCTGAATTTGAAGAAAGAGGAAATAAAAAGGAGTTTACAGGAATATTAGTTGATACTGGCTCAGATGGTGAGCCAGTTATACTACCTTTTGAAGCGGAAAACTGGGATTAAAATATAGGAGCATTGAGATAACAATGAGTTTAAGTACACTAACAGCAAGAGACCTAGTTACAGAGGCTCTAAGAGATTCTGGCTTTACAGCCGATACTGAAACACCTTCAAGCGAAGAGATACAATCTGCATTAAGAAAACTTAATGAGGCGATTGATATATTAAATTTAAATAAACTTTGGCCAGTGGCTCAAACAACTCTTACTATTACTTTAGCAAGTGGTGTTAGGATTTACACGATAGGCCCAACTGGTACTTTTGTACATACTAGACCGATAGATGTAAAAGCTATCAAATTACTAGATTCAAATAGCTGGATACCAATTAATCAAATAGACGATTCTGATTGGAATTCTAAAGTAGTAACTACTAATGTAACTGGTTTACCTAATAGCTTTAGATATACACCAGCCTACCCTAATGGCACCCTAGAGTTTTCAGCCTTGCCTGATGAGTCTTACAGTATGGAATTGATTGTAAATACTCTAACTACTCAATACGGATTAGACGATATTATGGATGTGCCTGCTGGTTACTATCCTTATTTACAGGCTCGTTTAGCTAGTGATTGGTACATGAAGCGCAAGAGGCAAAACAACCCTTCATTGCAACAAAAGGCTGATATAATGCTTGATGCAATTGAAAAGAATAACAATAAAAGTATAGAGATGAAATCGGGCAATGTTCGCACTAGGTATGATTACAAATCAGGCCGTAACATAACTTACAGGTAACTAATGATAGTACCATTTTTAGGTCAAGAGTATAAGCACAACTCAAAGGCTGTAAGCCCACAAGAGACCATTAATCTAATACCTGAGCTAGTAGACGATGTGAACGCTAAGAGTAAGTATATCCTAGTTGGAACGCCTGCTACAGATCTATTTGCAAATGCAACTAGCACGACTGTAGGCATCACTAGGGGCTTGCATTATTCAAGTAAAAGTGTATTGTATGCTGTGTTTGGTGAGCTACTGGTCAGAATAACTCCCTTGGGTGGGTATGCAACTATGGGTAATATTGGTAGCCCATTAAGTACCGATTCTGTGTCAATAGCTGATAATGGAGAATATTTAATAGTCGCAGACGGTCAAAAAATGTGGTCTCTAAAGTTAGATACTGAGGTGTTTGACGAAGTAGACTTAACAAATTGTGACATAGAAAACCCTACTCAGGTGGTATGGTTAAATAATAGAATGGTCGCTATTGGTGATAATGCTAATACTTACTTTTGGTCTAACAATGGCGATCCATTAACATGGACAGGACTAGACTTTAATAGTGCAAATTCAAGTGCTGATACTATAATCTCAATAGATAAAAGACAGAATGAACTGTGGTTATTTGGTAAACAGTCTTACGAGGTTCACGCAATTACTAGAGACGCTGATTTACCTTTTAGCTATAGAGGTGGGTCTGCAAGTGAAATAGGTTGTGGAGCTGTTAATTCAGTGGCTCAGATCAATGAAAACTTATTTTGGTTTGGTTCAAATAGGGCTGGTAGTGGTCAAGTATTTATGTCTAGCTCGGGGTATTCAGCGCAAAGAATATCTACACTAGCTATTGAAAACGAAATTTCAAAGATTCA